CATGAGTATCCATTAAGCGTACGTTATCAAGTTTAATATCGAACCATGATTCACCTTTGTACTCATCTGCCCAAGTTATTACAGGAGGCGGAGCACTTTCTGTTGCCATGTTATATAGCAATGTGAGTAGTGGGGTAGCACTGACGTTCCAAGTCATCATAGACCCTAACAGATCTATTTGATACTGGTCTGCCTTACCTTGTATAGTATCGTTAAACAGATCGCCTGAGACGAGCTGAGTTGAATATGAGGCGGGATTATATGTCTTCGCTTGATAGTTCTGATCAAACGCCCCACCTTTCCAATGTATGTTATTATTTGCCATTTATATCTCCTTGTATGATTTATTAAAAGAAGGGATGTTGTTGCCTCCCTCGTGGCATGTTATAGTATGTTGACACAGCAGAAGGAGATGGTGCTTCAGCTATATTTGGTGAAGGTCTCCTCTGCTGTGGTGGTTGTTGTGGTTGTTGACTACTTTGTTGATAAGATTCATAAAGCATGACGAACTCACTTGGAGATATACTCCTTACGAATTCGGCTACTTCATTAGGATTATACCCTTTTAACAGGGCTTCTTTCTCTACGGCTTGTTGATAGCCTGACTTTTGAGGTTGCGAAGGTTGTTCATTCTGATAGCCAAGATCCTGACCAGGTTGTGGTGCAGGTGTTTGATTTTGAGATTGATTAAATTCACGCATAAGTTTTTCAATTGGGTCTTCGTTCTGGTCGATTGTATCTGCTACTGCACTTTGTGGTGCCGCTACCTGTGCAGGAGCTTGCTGTACTCGTTCATTATATGATTGCGGACTCGTTCCACCTGGATTATACTGACCTGATTGAATCAGTCTCTCCATGTTTTGTAGTCGTTCAAGTTCTGAGCGATCAACAGTTACAGCATTACTGTTAGATTGAGTAGTATCTTGTGGTCTATCATTCCCCGCACGACTACTATATAATTCTCTTGCTCTTCCTTGATGATTGTATCCGAACGGATCTAAGTAATTACTTACAATCTGTTCTTGTACATCCCTTGTAAAATTTGCTCGTGATGTAGTTACATCACCTATTCTAAAATCTGCTCCTCTTTGGTTCTTAAGGTCTATCATTCTCATTCTCCTTTATATTAATAATTATGGTTCAATTGGTGGTTCTGCACCACCTTCAAGTGCATAAAGTCTGTAAGCTTACTATCAAGAGTATTAATATTGCTTTGCAAGCTGTATAGCCCATCTATTTTCACTGCTACCTGCCCTAAGTTTTCCATGATGAGTGCAAACAGTTTATGTACATTATTCATTATATTTCCTATTCAAATATTGTTCTTATCATTTTGTCTTCTATTGATTCTTCACGTTCCATCATGACATGTTCAGTTTTAAGTCTTTGTTTCATTATGTCATGTTTAGCTTCAAGAATCATATTGTTAATAATCTTTTCAAGTTCTATCATCTTCTCTTTAGTCATGAGTTGATCTTGGAACTTGGATCTCATAGTTTTAATCTTAGCATCATTAAGTAATTTCTGCATCTTGAGATCAGCTTTATCTGTGATATTAGTAACACGTTGATCAGACAATTGCATCTGCACACGTTCAAGTTCTTTATGTAGTAATGCAATTTCTTCTTCTCTATCATTGAGTTCACTATTAAGTTGGTTGATAGTATCAAAACGTTGCATCAATTTCTGACGATCTTCTACTGGGGCATGTTCTAATACTACACTTGGATCAACAGCTCCTATTTGAGCTAATTCCATCATTAATCTAAGCATTGCCATTTGATATGTAGGTGAGTATGAGCCAGCAACCACTCTGACATCAAAGTTAGTAAAGTCTGTTTCATTCATTATGTATGTTAACTCTTTAACATATTCACCATCTTCTATAGCTTGTGTAAGCTTAGCTTCAATTTCACTATCAGGTACCTCTTGTTGTTCCTGTTGTTGTATCCATTGTCTAACTGATTCTTCATTATCTGGATCTAAACCCTCCTTCTTATTAAGTGTTACTGATTCCACTCTACCAGCATTATCAGTAATATTAATAACAGTTTCTTTATCGATATATGATTGAACATATTGCAGCATGACAAAACCTAACCTTGAGCATGCTAATTCCATTACCATGATAAACTCTTTGAGTGATTCAATAGCACCTTCTTTGATATCTAATAGATCACTCTTCCCTTCTCTTTGTATATCACCATACCCAAGTATCTGGTTAGGTATAGTCAACCATTCAAACTCTTGTTTAGCATCAGCATAAAGACTAAAGAATGCGTTGTTAAGAGGTTGTCCATTGATAATAAATGGAGGTTGAGCTTCACCTTCTAAGATGGTTGCTGAGCCAGGAGTATTAAGATTCTCTAAGAACTCATCAATATTTCCACGTGGTATGTCAATACTTCTAAAGATCATCTTAGGATTACTCATAAGTTGAGCATTTAGTATAGTTACACCATATGTTTTATTAATAAACTTCTGGATAGTCTTTAAGAAATGTACTTCACCACGTTTATAAGGATTATCATATCCTTCGACATATATAGGTATGATAGGATACTCAGTAATATGTTGAGGTAACATCTCTTTAAAAGCATGTTGATACCCTATTAGAGTTTCTTTCATTATACCATCTATAGTCTTTGAGTAACATTCGTACAAGTTTACATACTGTCTTGTTGAATCAAATACTTTATGCAAGAAATTATCTCCTCTGTTCGCTACAGGTTCAGCATAGAATGAATTAGGTATCTCAGATACGAGATCATCAATGCCATACACTTGTTTAACATAGCTAATAGGAACATACTTTCTTATTATAATCATTTCAGCATCATCGAATAGAGGATGTCTTGATTGAGGATCTACAAGTACTTCATCGAACCCTAATTTAACAAATTTTACTCTATTGTTTTTTGATAGGATAACATGTAGATATGACATATTGTCTATCAATGCTGATTTAACAGCAGAAGCATATGTGTATAGTCCACCAGAGTTCTCCCAGCACCAGTCAAGTATCTTATTACCTAATGCTGCTTTCTTATCATCATGATCACCTATAGCAACTAACTTATATTTAGGTATAGAAGATGATACAAGACCTACCATACCTTTAATTGCTTTACGTATCTTATTAATTACGATATCATATTGTCCACGTGCAGCAAGTATCTCTTTCTCTTCAGGCGAATATTGTTCACCTTCATAGAACATTCTATTTGTCATACATTCTTTCTGCCAAGCAGCAAGCATATTATTATCATAAGTAGATATCTTAGTCCATTTCTTAGCAGCTTCTTGTGGTGAGTACTTAATAATTTCCATTCATCCCTCTTTTATATAGTTCAGCTTCTTCTTTACGTAATTTAGTTAATGAATACGATTCAACATATCCATGTTCCATTCTTGACATATTATGATTAATAAAGGACTTAGCTGCTTTATCATATCTTTTTACTCTAGTAAACTCTGTTACTTTAGAATATCTAAATAGATCAGGAGTGATACAGAATGCTAACGATACTAACGCAATAAAGGCATCAATACCGAGTTCAATTTCCATAGGGATAGTTTCATCTACTACTTGAATAGCACGCTCTATATCCTCTCTTAATAGCTTCTCAGCCATTATTGGAGTAAGTCCTTTCTTAAGATGTTCTTCACCTTTTCTAATTATGTGATTATATCCAATAGCTTCATATCCACTATGATTAATGTATGGTAGAAATGATGGTTCATTCCATTTCTTTATAAATCGTTCTACTGCTTGATACACTATATTATCAGTACTTTTAGCATACATCATTCTCTCTCCTTAATAGAGGTGCTGCACCACCATAGTACAATATCTTGATTTGCCTTCTTTTTAATATTATTTAGCATGAGGAAGTCCTGCACAATTATTGTGGTCAAGGTCGTAACAGCACCGATCATTATATTATTTCTTTCCTTTTGAAGCAAGATAATTATGGGATGCTTCTCTTAATGCTTCAACAATTTGATCATCAATAGTAGTATCAGTCTTTTTAGACAGATAGTCAAGTACCTCTATGATGATACTGATAATAGTATTAGTTGGTAATATCTTTAGCATTTGAGTTATTATTTTATTCATTATAGTTTCCTTTCTTCATGTTTCTTCTTTAGCAAGTAGATTAGATAATTCTTTAGCTCTAATACCAACTTGTTTAGCCCAATTAGAATCTAACATTTCTATACTTGCTTGTTTATATTTGCCTTCTTCTATTAGTTTAAGAGTCTTCTTAAAGCCTAATAGTCTATAGATTCCGAGATTGAAACACATGTTAATTATGATATCTTGTACTGTATTTGAATGATCGAATACCCAGAAGAGATGATGCTTTAATTGTTTCACACAATTGTCAATATCGTTTCTAAGTAGATGTTCAGCTTCCTCTTTAGATATGCCTACATCGTCTAAATTACGTCCATATCCGATGCTTAACTTACCAGCAGAGCATCTATATGGCTTAAGCATTAATCCTTCGTGTTTCTTTAGTAATTTGATTCCATCTTCTGTCATTTTACTACCCCTGTTATAATTGATATAGTGAATCCTATTCCGAGAATACCGAGTATATTAAGAGTTAATGTAATTATTTTTATCCAGTCTTTAAGCTTAGACCTTTCACATTTATTGTACTCTACCATGTTCTTATTGAAGTATGTAGGATCATCCATTTTAACAAAACCTTCTTTACACTCTAATCGTTGTGCTACATATTCTTCTTGTATACGTACAAGTTTATTGATCTGCTCTTTCATATGTTTAATTGATGTTTCTATTTTAGCTATCCTTTCTCCAAGTTTTGAATCAATAGTTTGCATTGTTACCATCCTTCCATAGATGGTCGGGTATAGCCCAACCATCTTCATTTAATTCCACAAACAGTTCACCGTTACTATCGAGATCATCTACAGAAACATATAGTTCCTGATTAGGAGGCATGATAGCAAACACGCCTTCAATGCTATCTCTCATTCCGAGAATTAATTCATGTACCGAACTTTCTTCACCCATAGAATCAATCCATTTAATCTGAACATAATGTACTTGCCTATACACATATGATTCATCAAATGTTATAGTAAATATATACTTATTAGTATTAGGGTCTTTGACCTTATTAGTACATACTGTCCACTCATTTGAATTAATTCTGTACTTTACAACAAATTTATCTACGTCTATTTCATACTCATCTAAACATGCTGGATTAGAATCGAACTCTAATCCGAACTTCAATGTATATACTCCAGATGTAATAGGCATCTTATTAGCACCAAATACATATGAATTAGAGCCTTTCATAACACTACTGGTGTATGGAGTTGCCTCACTATTAATATAGATGTTTAAACGTGCTGCTTGAGGTAATAACAATCCACTATCAAGTGTTACTTCAGGTTCTAATATGAGATATCTATTAGAATCAGTTACTGATAATTCTATGTTGTTAATCAGTTGATCCTCTTCAAGTAGCCCATGATCAATAGATAACCCTGCTACAAGCTGTTTAGGCTGTACATTGATATCAAATAGCTTTAGATAAGTAGTTGCGTAACTCATGGATCTATCACTGTATTGTCTTTCCCAATGTTGCCAAGTTTAACTTCAACACTTGGAGTGCCAACAAATGCTGTACCGGAAATAGGGGATACAAATGTAACATATTTTTCAACAACATCAACATGAAGGATTCTAATAGTAGTAATTTTAGAAAAATTGTTAGAAGGATCACTCTCATTTTTCCATCTAAACGCATACTCTGTATCATAATCGTTTTCATCAAATTTAAGATCAGGAATGGTAACAGTAAATTTTGTTTGGTTATTTATTCCAATTCCTGCAGACACTGGTGTTCCTGTAACAGTTTGCCAGCGTAATGATTCAGGGGATCCACCTAATCCTAAGTCTCCTACTTCAGCAGTTTCAAACTTTGCATACTGAATTTTTATATTTGTAGAGGATACAGGGAAAGTCTCTTTTGACACACCATTTGTTCCCCCGTCTGTGAGCTGTATTTCAAATACAACTTTAAAGTGTGTATTGTTTATAGGATGAGTCTCTACAATACATTGATAATCTATAGTTTCACTTCCAAGTTGTGAAACTTGGTGCACAGCAACAGAGTGTGTTTGATTGATAGCACCAACCTTACCTGTTCTAATTATCATAGAATCTGACGGCAATTTTAATTGTGCTGTGCTATTTACATGAAGACGAAGCTCTTGCTCTAATTCTTGATACATATATTCATTTGACGCAGAACCAAATCTCAGTACAGGACGAATTTTAAGGTATACGTTTTCTTCTGTTTCATTAGTTGGTGTTTGTAGATTTAAATTTGATAAAATTACCGTGTGGTCTGGACCAATAGTACTAAGATCTGCATCAGGAATAGTTGTTAATAGCTTAGCACCCTGTATGGTAAACTTATCATTGTTAGTCCCACCAAACGTATAGTCTGTACCAGTTTTTCTATTCTTGTCAATCAAGTCTATTCTATATATCGAATTAATTTTTTGATATTGATCACCTGCCATACATTTCTCCTTTCATTATAATAACATCCAATTTAATGGGGTCTTTTTGCGTGTACGTCTATTCTTTGAATTGTCAATTGCAGCATCTACATCATACATAGATGGTGGATAAGCATGCAATGTTGCCAGGAATGCACCATCGACTGTATCATCATGATCTCGGTATTCTTGATTGTATGATGTACACTCTTGAAAGAAAGCTTTGATATTATTACAGTCTTTAATATAGTTCATTCTACCTTCGTTTATAATCGGATCAAGAGACAACAACCACTTATTACTCTTACTCTTTCCGCTTTTAAAATCTCGTATAGTAAAGAATCTACCCATTGTAGGCATCATATCTTTACATATATCAGCTAATGCTTGTTGATACCCTTGAGTCTCTATAGTAACAGAGTATGGATTATACTTCTTTACTAAGTTGAATATAGTCTTTGCTTGATCAGTAGGACTCATTCTCTCTTGTATTATATCAAGTATGAGGAATGACTTATCTGGTAATTGACCAACAACAAAGAATACTGAATAATCTGCATCTTCTTTTAAGGATACAGCGGGATCAATACCAATAAATACATTAATAGGTATCTTTCTATTATCATACTCGATATATGTATGACTCTCTTCAAGATGGAATGTAGCATTAGTCTGCCTAATCATATCTATGTTAAACACTGGTCTACCCTGTATCGCAGGTATATTATACATCTCTTGAAGGAATAGATTAAGCTTATTCTTACTGATAGCTTCTTCTCTCTTCATGTTGATATAATCCATAGGGAATCTTGATGCCCATGTAGGTACTCCATCATGTTCAACAGCAACCTCCATGTAGCATCCATGAGGTGGCTTGAACGATGGTAGGTCTTTAATAGTAGCTAAATGAGCGTCAGGATGCACTATAGTACCAAAGAATTGATAGGTAGTCTCACCAGGAACACCTGCAGGTAACACTTGAGCATCTATCCAATCTTTTACAGCATCTCTTTGTTTCTGAGTACCTGTATTCTGTTCTGACTCATAGTCATCTAATATGAACTTAGTTATACGGTTATTCTTCCATTTAAGCCCTCTTATACGGCTTCCATACCCTCTCGCTGATACAAAGCATCCATTAGCTGCTTCGATCTCTTCTTGATTCCATTTAGTCTCTCCCTTGAGATTACCGAATAGAGCATGAATAATCTCATTATTCTCTAACTCATCAGTAATACTGATTAAATCTTTACTTGCTT